CCTCGCTCGCTGCCTGTGCGAGTCTGTTGCTTTTGCAAAATTGCAAACTTTGCAACGCATGTCTCAGATTCTACAGCAACCCCAACAACTTTGGAAGGACCGTCATGGCAGGTCGTGGACCAGCGCCGAAGGCTACGCGCTCACGTCCTAACGACACAGCCAGGCGTGAGGACGAGATGGTCATCGTCTCAGCCGACGGCGAGCTGCGCGGTCCTGATCTGCCGGACGGTCTGGCGTGGCATGAGCGCACGGTTGCCTGGTGGGCGACTTGGCGCAGGTCCGCTCAGGCGTCGACCTTCACTGAGACCGACTGGGATTTCTTGCTCGACACCGCGATGCTGCACTCTGAGCTCTGGGCCGGCAATGCTGCGGTCGCGGCCGAGTTGCGGCTTCGGACTGCGAAGTTCGGAGCCACTCCCGAGGATCGTCTGCGGTTGCGCCTGCAGATTGACGGCGACGCTAAGGATGCCCCGAAGGGCAAGCCGATGGCGAGCGAGCGACGCAAGCGCCTGCTGAGCGTCGTGGGCGATGCCTAGCCTCGGCTTCCAGATCATTGACTGGATTGAGACCTTCCTGGTCCACGGTCCTGGCGACATCGAAGGCGACCCGATCGTTCTCGACGACGAGTTCGCTGCCTTTATCATCCGCTGCTACGCGCTAGACGCGAACGGCCGGCGCAAGATCCGGCGAGCAGTAATCAGCCGGCCGAAGGGTCGCGCGAAGTCGGAGCTCGCCGCAATGCTGGCGTGCGCTGAGGCCATCGGCCCGGTGCGCTTCTCGCACTTTGCGGCAGCTGGTGAAGTGTCCGAGTGGGGCTACGAGTACGAGGCGGGCGAGCCGGTCGGCGCAACGGTCAAGCGCCCCGAGGTTCTCGTCTTTGCCACCGAGCTCGGCCAGGCCGGCAACACGTACGACGGCGTGCGCTACATGCTCGACCCGAACACGTGCGCCCCTAATCTGACCGATCACTACGGGCGCATCGACGTCGGCATCACTCGCATCCTGCTGCCTAACGGCGGCACGATCACCCCAGAATCTGCCGCTGATTCCAGCAAGGACGGCGGCAAGTCGACCTTCATCGTGGCCGATGAGTCTCACCTGTGGATCCTTCCGCGCCTCAAGAGGCTGCACCAGGTCACGCTGCGTAACCTGTTTAAGCGCAAGATCGCCTCGGGCTGGATGCTCGAGACCACGACGATGTACGCGCCGGGCGAAGGCTCGGTCGCTGAGGGCACTCACGACTACGCCAAGAAGGTCATCGAGGGCAAGACGAAGGACTCGTCCCTGCTGTTCGATCACAAGCAGGCGGGCTCGAAGTGGGACCCGACGAAGGCACGCGACCGGCTCGCCGGCTTGCGCGAGGTCTATGGCCCCGCGGCCGACTGGATGGACCTCGAGGCGATCGCCGATTCCTACGACGACCCGCAAACTTCTGCGGCCGAGTGGGAGCGCTACTGGTTCAACCGACCCGTCTCACTTCAAGGCACGTGGCTGCAACAGCGCGCCTGGGACGAGTGCTTCGACGCTCGCCCCATCCCTGATGGGGCTCGCGTCGTACTCGGCCTGGACGGATCCTTCTCGGGTGACTCGACCGCGCTGTCGGTTGTTGAGCTCGGCGAGTTCCCGCACCTGTCGGTTGTCGGCGTCTGGGAGAAGCCACCAGGCGACTCCGAGTGGCGCGCACCGATCCTCGACGTCGAGGACGCTATCCGCACCGCGTTCCTTCGCTGGCATGTAGTTGAGGTCACCGCCGACCCGCACCGCTGGGCACGCTCCCTCGAGGTGCTCGCCGCTGAGGGTCTACCGATCACCGAGTTTCCACAGTCTGCTTCACGTATGACCCCTGCCACGCAGCGCTTTACCGACATGGTCAACCAGCGACAGATGACGCACGACGGCAACCCGGCGCTCTCGCGTCACGTGTCCAATGCGGTCCTCAAGTCCGATGCCCGTGGCACTCGCATCTACAAGGAAACAAAGTCGAGCCCCCGCAAGATCGACCTCGCGGTGGCTTCGATCATGGCGCTCGAGCGCGCTATGCACTTTGAGGAAGCGCCCCCTGAGGTGATTCCGCAGTTCTTCTCATTCGATGACTAGGAGCCCCATGGCCGCGTTCTTCACGCAGGTGGCAGGTCTGGCAGCGATCGCTGTCGGCTGCTTCCTCATCGCGCCGGCCGCCGGCTTCATCGCCGCAGGGGTCGGGATCCTGGCCCTCGGCGTCGCTTTGGAGCGTGGCTGATGCTTGGACGACTTTTCAACTCGGAGACATCCGAGCAGCGCGCTGTCACCTATCAGACCATCTGGGGCGCTGCTGCTGATCTCGTCGCGCGCAACACGTGGTCAGGCGCGGTCGTCACCGAGGACACCGCGATGCGCCTCGGCACGCTCTACGCTGCCGTGCGCCTGCTCACCGACACCGTGTCCACGCTGCCGGTCGACACCTTCCAGCGCATCGACGGCGAGCGCAAGCCCTACAGGCCTAAGCCCGCATGGGTCGATACCCCTGATCTCGGCATGACTCGTCAAGACCACTTCCAGCAAGTGATGATGGCGCTGCTGCTTGACGGCAACTCCTTCACGCGCGTCTACCGCAACAGCGCCGGCGAGGTCGTCGCTCTCGTCGTCCTGGCCCCGCGTGACGTCACGATTGAGCGCTTGCCTAACGGCGAGAAGCGCTACATCTACAAGAAGGACACCTACCTACGCGACTCCGACGTCCTGCACATCACCGAGATCACCCCGCCGGGGCAGCTGCGAGGACTCTCGCGCGTGGAAATGTGCAAGGAGATCATCGGGCACTCGCTCGCCCTTGACGAGTTCTCGGCACGATTCTTCGGCCAAGGCTCAACAACCTCGGGCGTCATTGAGACCCCGACGCAGCTCAACAGGGAACAGGCGCGCGACCTCAAGGACGGCTTCGAGTCCAGCCACCGTGGTCTGCGCAAGTCGCACCTTGTCGGCGTCCTGTCAGGCGGCGCGAAGTTCACCAAGACTGGCGTCGACCCTGAGCAAGCCCAGATGCTGCAGTCGCGCGAGTTCGCCGTTGAGGAGATCGCGCGGATCTTCCGCATCCCGCCTCACATGCTTTCTGTCACCAAGCCGGGCGCGAGCTCCTACGCCTCGGTTGAGCAGCAGGGCATCCAGTTCGCCCAATACACGCTGCGCCCCTACCTCGAGAAGATCGAGGTCGCCTACTCGTCGCTGCTGCCCAGCCAAGCCTTCCTGCGATTCAACCTCGACGGGATTATGCGCGGCGACCTCGCGTCCAGATTCCAGGCCTACTCCACCGCAAGCCAGGCCGGCTTCTACTCCATCAACGACATCCACCGACTCGAGGACATGGCCCCGGTTGCGGGTGGCGACGTTTATCGCGTGCCGCTGGCCAACGTCAACCTCGACGCCGCAAATATCACCGAGACCGATCGCCGCATCCTCATGGCGCAGCGACTGATCGTCGCCGGCTTTGATCCTGGCGAAGCGCTCAAGGCTGTCGGGCTGCCCCCGATCAAGCACACCGGCCTGCCGACCGTTCAGCTGCAGCAGGCAGCGTCTTTCGATCCCCTCGACCCTGCCGCTGCTTACATCGGGAACCAGTAGGCATCATGACTTCTCTGTCCACGCAACGCGCACTGCCAGACAACTATCGGCCGGCATTGGAGCAGTCGGTGCCGGAAGGTCGGGCGTGCGGCAACTGCTACTTCTACGACGAGACAAACGTGCTCGGCGATAAAGCCTGGTGCGAAAAGTGGGACGACTACGTGAGTGGCGCTTATTACTGCAACGCGTGGATCCCTGACGATGAAGAACGTGCACCTGCCCCGGCATCAGATCAGATCACCGGAAGCGACACGAACAAGCCGGGAAGCGCGTCGGGATCAGGCGGCGACATTGAAGTCAGCGACGCGACACGCACCGCACTCGAGAACAAGGTCAGCACGCACAACGAGCAAATGACCAAGGACGATCGCCCCTCGTGGACTCGTGCGCGGTTGGGCTCCTTGCTTGCCGTGTACCGACGCGGCAGCGGCGCATACAGCACCTCGCATCGACCTGGCGTCTCTCGAGCTGCATGGTCAATGGCACGAGTGAACGCTTTCCTGTTTCTGCTGCGTAGTGGTCGGCCTGAGAATTCCGCTTACGTCACCGACTTCGATCTGCTGCCTGCCGGTCATCCGAAGAGCACCAAGAGAAGCGCGTCGCTCATTATCGAGACAAGGGCGACGCCGCCGAACTACATGCAAAGAGCGGCAGCGCGTGGCTTAGAACTACGGGCCGAAGGGTACGGCGGCGACGGTCTGACCGACAAGACTGTGCGAGATGCCCGCGAGATGGCTGCCGGACGCATGAGCGACGCCAAGATCATCGACGCCAATGCCTGGGCAGCTCGTCACGCGGTTGACCTTGAGTCTCCTCAAAACAACGACTCATCAGCTGATGGATGGCCCGGTGCCGGTGCTGTCGCTCATTACCTCTGGGGGATCGACCCTCTCAACCCGCAGCCTGCGCGCGACTGGCTGGCGCGTGAGTCACAACGGCTAAAGGATGAAAGGACCGCAATGACGAACTTGGAGATCCGCGAGATACGAGTCGCTGACCTTGAGATGCACGACTACGAGGACGGCATCCCCGCAACATTCAGCGGATACGCCGCAGTGTTCAACTCAGACTCCGAGCCGCTCCCGTTCATCGAAACCATCGCCCCTGGTGCGTTCTCGCGCTCACTCAAGAG